GCGCCACCTAAGACGCTGGGATTCAAGATCGGTACCGTCGTGCGTGGCAACGCGTTGCCCTGGCCAAAGCCATAGAGATATTGGCGCGCGCCCATGCGGGCTGCCGGGATCGCAGCTGTTGCTGCCATGGTGGCAAGCCCAGCGTGCTCCCAATTCTCAGGTAAGAGTTTCGTGAGCTCGCCACCGCCGACGAGCGCTCCAAGTAACCCAAGGTGATTGCCAGGCGTCTTGGTGGGCTCCGCAAAAGCTGCCGGCGCTTGCCCCGCGGCATTGCCGGCTACTTTGAGATTGCCCGAAAGAAAGTCGCCTTTCTTCAGCGCCGCGGCGAGCTTTTGGGCCAGCACGTTGCCCGTCGTCGCATTTCGATTCTCATCGACCGAATTGATGATGGCGAACTTCTGGCGCGAGTCGCGGAAGTTTTTTACCGCGTCGGCCGCCGCGCCACCGCGCGAGGAGAGATCAGAATCTACCGCGTCCTCGAGCACCTTCGAGACGCCCTTGTAGGCCTGGCCCGCCTGGGCATTGCCGGAGCGGTACGCCGCGCTTGCCTTATCCCTGAGCGCGCTGATTGCATCCATCGCATCGGCGGCATCGAACGCGCCTGGTCCGGAGGCCGCCTTCTGTTTGAAGTCGGCGACGATGCCGGCGAGCTCCGGATCTGCCAACTTGCTCGATAGTCGCCCGGCACCTGATTGGCGCGCCAGCGCTGAATCCAATTGCGCATTGAAATTTGCAGGCGCATTGATCGGGCCGGCGTTGCGCAAGGCATCGTATCCGGGCGCGGCTTGCGCTTTAGCCTGCGCGATTTCCAAATCAGTGATTGCCCCGCCCTTGCCAGGCGGCAAGCCCATATCGCCGCGGGCGCCCTCGTTGGTGACGGACTGATTTTTGATCGCCATGTTCTGCTCGGTGGTCGTCTTGCCGCCGAGCGTGGTGATCGCGACATTGGCTTTTGTCGGATTGGTCGTGCCAGGTGGGAATACGTAGCCGGCTTCCTGGCCCCGCGTCACCGCATCGTTCTTGATCTGATTCTCAGGCAGCAGCTCGCCCCTCGGCCGCATCAGGCCGCCCGTGGCGCGCGTGCCCAGCGCCTGGGTCAGCACCGACGCGACATTGTTCAACGCATCGCTCTCGAATGGCTTCTTCTCAGCCACGGCGTGGGCAGCAAGGGCGGGCGGTGTTGCGACAGCGAGTGAGCGCGCGAGCTGCGCGGCGCCTTGCGTCGGATTGGCGGCGAGCGCTCCGCCGGCGACTTGCCCTGCGGTGTTCAAATACCGAGACGCCGTGTCGTCCGGCCGTGGCGGCTGCGTCGAGGTCAGATCGCTCTTATCCATCTGCGAGGTGACCCACTTGCCCACCGGGAAAGCATCGCCGACATCCCATCCAGGTTTCCCGGTGACCGCTTGGTATCCGGCGCCGACTCCAGCCTTGCCGAGGTTGTACAAATTAGCGACCGCATCCGGGATCGCGGTGGCCGTGTAGGCAAGGCCGCCGAGAAGGCCGCCCTCGGCCGCGTGCGCGCGATCGGCCGCGGTTACCGGAACCGGCGGCGGTATGGGCTGATCTGGTACGAACCCAGAGCCCGGCGCTGGATCGGCGACAAAGCCCATTTCAGCGCCAAGTTCCCGTTTGATTGCCGATCTTGATGCGATCGCCGGGCTTCAACTGACCGGCAGCAGCAGCGGCTTGCGCGGCCGCTTCCGTAGTGAAGGCCTTTGGACCGGCATTCGGATTGGCTGAGTTGGACTCACCCTTATTGATCGCCGCGTTCTGCGTCTCGAGCCAATGCGCCGTGTGACCGGTTTCCCACTCATCCGGCGATACACCGCGCTTCCACTGCGCGAAGTCCTTTTGCTTGGCGATTTCCTGGCTCGCCTTGTTGTCCATGTAGTCGACCACGCGATTAAAGCCGCTGGGATCGGCCATGTTCAAATTCGGGTTGTTCTTCACGAACGTATCCAAATCGAAATTGGTACCGCGCGAGGTCATCGCGTGGATGCTGTTGACGGCGAGCGTGGCGTTTTGCTTTGCGGCGGCCTGCAACACACCGGGGTCGACGCCGAGCATGCTGCTGGCTTTCGCCGGATCCATGCCGGCGGCGATCAGCACCGCGCCGAGTTTCATCTTGGATGCGTTGGCGGCATCGGGTGATGCCTGCGATGCCAGGTTGCGCATCTCGGATAGTGAGCGGCGCACCTCGGTCGCGCCGGTCGCGTTCTTCGCCAATTCGCCAGCGTAGTCCTGCCCGGCCTTCGCGCCGCTCTCCTGGCCCGCTTTCGTGGCAGGGCTGGCCGTCGCGCCAGGTGCGGTGGCATTGATCGGTGCAGGGCCTTTGGGCGCAGGCTGCGGAGCGCCAGGCGTTGCGGTAGGGCCCGGCGGCGAGGCGAAGCCGTAGATATCCTTGCCGTTCTCGTCGGTGCCGAGCTTGATGGGCTTCTGCCCTTCGGCGCCGGCGGTTTTCGCCGCTGCCATGTTTTGCGCCGCTGCCTCGGCGCCTGGAATTTGTGTCTGCACCGGACCGTTCGGTCCCCACGTGGTGAGCGCGCCTTGCTCCGGCCCTGTAAAGAGGGGATTGCGCGCATTGACATCGAACAGCGTCGACCCTGGCTTCACGTCCTGAATGTTGGTGGTTTGCTTCGCAAGAATTGCCTGCTGGATCGATTGGCCGTGCGCACTGTTGGGATCAATTCCGGCGGCGCGTATTTGGCGCGAGATCTCAAGCGGCGTGAAGTTGGCAGCCATGACTTTAGTCAAGGCATCCATGCCGCCGGGCATCGCCGCGATCATGGTTGCCTGTTGGCGCGACATACCGGGAGGGATCAACGGATTCTGCGGTGATGGAGGTGCTGCATCTTGCGGCACCAATCCGCCTCCCGGCGGCGCGTCAGGCGAGACGATGCCAGGGCCTGGGCCGGTCGGCGGACCTGCTGGCGCTTGCTGTTGACCGCCGCCGCCGTAGAGTCCTTGCATGTACTGCGCTGTCGCCCGATTCGTATCGTTCATGCCCTTGCCGGCCAGCAACGCATCGGCGAGCACGGACATGTTTTGCAGCGCGCCGCGCTTCGGCACGACCTTCATCGAGTTCCAATCGGCCGGCGTTTGATTGGCCTGCTGCAGCCCGCTCATCAGCATCTGCGCGATCTGCTGCTTGCGTTGCGCGTCGAGATATCCCGGATACTGCGACGGATCGAAGAAGGGCTGCGGAAGATCGGCCATTTAGCTGTATCCGGGAGTTGGCAGCAAAGACGGATCGAGCGGCGCTTGCATCTGCTGCGGCGTCAACGGAGCCGCCATACCCTGCTGCATCGCTTGAATCTGCGGATTCTGCGACATCGCTGGATTGATCATCGCTTGCGTGCCGGGAACCCCGGCGGTCGCCGCGCGTTGCTGCTGGCCAGTAGCTCCGCCGGGAGTCTGCGGTGCATTTTGCAGGGCCTTCATCAGCATGATTTTTTGCATGAGCTGCGCGCCAGCGTTCATCGGACCGGTTTGCGGCTGCATTCCGCCAACGCTTTGAGGTTGCGGACTTTGCTGAAGTTTAGACATCAGCATCTGCTGCATCATATCGGGGGGCATGGACATGGAAGATCCTTACGCTAAGAAAGCCATCATGGCGAGCATGGAAGCAAGGCCTGCGCCTGCCTGGGTGTTGGCATTGTTGGTCGCGACGTTCGCGTTGTAGCCGCCGAGCGCGCCCTGATATTGCTGATTGAACGCGCCGGAGATATCCGGGGTCGCGGCCGAGACCTGCCCGCTGGGGTTGCCGGCAAGAGATTCGTACTCGGAGATGGGCGCATTGCGCGCGGCGAGCTGATTCTGCAGGCTCGTGCTTCCCAATCCGTAGAGCATCGGCAGTTCACCCATGCCGGTGGTCACCGCACTATTGGCGACTTGTGCATTCGTCGCGCCCTGCTGGCGCGCCAATTGATTAGTGCCGTACTCGTAGGCAGCGGAGCCTGGCATCGCGCCTGAGTTCTCCAGCTGCGCTTGGGTTTGCTCCGTTTGCATCTGCTGCTGCGGCTGCAAGAGCGCCATCTGCTGATCGAATACCGAGTGCTCGGCGTCATTGACGTTCTGCTGCTCGGATGGACCGCCGGGCATGCCTGGAATGCCAGAGGTGTCGATCGGCTGATCGAGCATGGACTGGAATTGAGGCGCAAGAGAAGTCTGCTGGCTGTAAATCGGTGCGCCCGTGGTTGGATCGTGGCCGGTGATCTGCCAAGTATTCGAGCCCATGGCATTGGAGCTATCGGAATGATTGAGCGCCGCGTTAAATCCGGCCGTGTTTTCAGCGAGCCCCTGCTGCGCAGCTGCTTGGGTGTACGGATCGACAGGCTGCGGCGCGCTGCCGGAGGATTTGCACTCACCGACTGGGCCTGAGTACTCGAACGCGTCCTGCTCGAGCACGTTGCCGTCCCAATCAAGAACCGCGCGCGTGATGATTTTCATGGCTTACCTATCCACCGGCACTCGCGCTTGAGCATTCCTAAAATGATCACATCCTCGCCGTTCACGGCAGACTCAGGTAGCCGGCCGCGATCGACAAACCCCAAATGCCGGCAAAGCTTCAAAGATTTCACATTGCTTTCCTCGACCATGCAGGTCATGTGCCGCACCTTCCAAGCGATGAACGGGTTATAGAAAATGGCGTACAGATACTTGCGCGTGAACGGCGCATCCATCGCGACCGAGGCCACGACATTCCCGGGACTAAAGTTCGTATAGACGACGCCGCCTTTGAGCTCGCCGTCCACTTCGTAGCCGACGGCGCGTGGGTCGCTGCCCCATCCGGAGAAGTGCACAATCCGCGCCTCGCACCAATCGGCGATGCGCTGATGCTCATCGAAGATCAGCCTAGAGCGGGCCGCCAGGTTCAAATAGATAGTCGATGGACTGCCATTGAATCGCGATATTGTTCGACTGGGCGGTGATCCTTCCCGATGCCGCGTAGCCAATGCCGCTTACTCCTAGCCAATTCTTGATCTGAAAATTCGGCGTCTGCCCGCCCCAGGGCGTCGTGTTCCACGGGCTCGTGTTCCACGGCGCGCTTAAACCCTGGTTGAAGAACGGCGCCGCGTTGATCACATCCTCGAAATCGACGTTGAGCGTGATCGGCGGGATGTTGATCAGCGCGCTGGTGCGAAAGATCGGCCGCACCATCAAAAAACGCTTCTCCTGCATCGAGTCGAAATACGAGAACGCCGGCTTCGCATCAAACGTAATCGCCATGCCGGAATCGCTCGTTCCGACATCGGCCAGGATCACCACTCCCGCGCCACCGTAGTAGAGCGAGTCCTGCTGCACGGCCCAGCAGTTGGCATTCCAATTCTTAAAGCGGCACCAGGCATTGGACGTCGAGACCGTGTTCATCACCCATTGGTGAGCGGTCGTGTCCGGCACTTCCGGCACGTTCAAGATCAGCTTGTTGCCTAAGGGGTGCTCGATGCACTGCCAGCCGAAATTGCTGCCGTAGGCCTGGGCGTCGGCATTGATCGCATTGATGATCTTGTTCGTCACCAACGCATCGGGCTGCGAGCGATCGGTCAAGAGCATCTTGGACAAGGGCGCCAGGCCGTCGGTGCAAATGACCAGCACATCGGAGGCTAAGCGGCAGATGCAGCGCCGGCCGATCGGCCGGCCGATGCGAAACACGCCGACCAAGCTCCAGGTCGCAATGGTACTGGGGTCGTAGCCCTGATAGATCGCGACCTCGCCCTCGCTCGTGATGAAGGCCGCGTAGTCATTGATGCCCGATACGTTGTCGATGGTCCAGGTGGCCATCTGCATCAGGAAGCCGCCCATCTTGAAGATCTGCCCCAGCGGCAGCAGCGTAAGCGCACCCTGGAATCCACTGATCGTGGAGTACCAGCAATTCATGGTGTTATTTTCGATGTACCAGCAGCGCTGCTTGAACACGGTGACCGTGATCAAGTTCACAGGATTGAGCGCAACACCGGTGAGTGTGTTGGTGCCGGAGATCGTCGTTGTCGACCAGCCGCCGACTTGGAAAACGATGGCCGAGAAGCCGGCGCCGGCGCCCCCCAAACTCGCATTGCTCGCCGAGAGGACATTGCCGACGATGTAGCCCGTGCCGGAAGAAGTGACGACGACGGATGTCACCGCGCCGCCGGCGACGATGACGGTCGCTTGTGCCCCGCTTCCCGCGCCGCCGGTCAAGGGCACATTGATGTATGTGCCATTCACATAGCCTGCGCCGCCGACGAGCGTTGTCGTGAGCTCGAGGCCGCCTTGCGTCGCGCCGTCGTAGCGCAGCGGCGCATCAGCGCCATCGACGATGAGGAGCACATTGCCGCCGCCGGCGTTGAACATCGCGTCTTGCCAGCGGCTGCTGTTCAAGGCCGAGACCACCGCGGCACCGACCGCGCCTTGCGCACTCGTGTCGAAGATCTTGCCGCCGGCGATCGAGAAGAGCTTGCGGGCGTTCACGCCATTGTATGGCGCGATCGTCTCAACGGCCGAGGTTAGCCCGGTCGCCCAGGTCTGCGAGCCGTTTCGAACCTGCACATAGGATGGCGTCGGGAACCAATTGTCCAACACGATCGCATCGGTCGGCGGCATGTTCGCGAGCGCATCGCGCGCGTTGACGCCGCCGGTCGGCGCCATGACCGATTTTACGGTCCCGGTCTGCTGGCGGGACTGCGGCCCAGCGCGCCTGCGGACACCGAGCATCAGTGTCCCCAGTTGCCGGCCGGAACGAGCACTCCCGGATAGATATCAGTCTGCGCGCCGGCAAGATTCAAGCGAGGCTTCGAAGCATTGCGCGCCATCAGATCGGCGATCGCCGCTTCCGCCTTGTCGAAGTCCTCAGAATAGGCCAGGCCCTTGGTTGCTTTGTAGCGCCACAGGGTATCCAAGCCAATGACGCGCTCATCGAGCAGCGACACATCGGTGTCGGCCTGATAGGAGCTCTGCACGCCGACTGTGGGTGCGGTAGTGACGGCAACCCAGTATTTGCTCACCCATTCGAAGAAGATCGCATCCCCGGCGGGCGGCGGCGGGATGAGGAGCAGGTTGTTGCCGCGGATGCGGTATTGCCACCACGGGCCCTGCATGAGCTGGGCTTTGAGCTGCTGCCACTCGGCCGCGTACTTAGGCCCATACACCGGGCGGCGCACCGTGCGATCCCACATCGTCTCATTGAGCACCCAGCCGAAATCAGGTCCGGTGAGCCCCTGGATCGTGCCCTGGGATTCCTGGCCGACGATGCCGATCGTCTGCGCCGTGATCGTGAAGCCAGCGCCCGTGCCGCCTAAATTCGCGGCGGCTGCCGAGAGGATATTGCCAGCCGCGTAACCTGAGCCTTGATTGAACTGCGCGATGTTGCAGGCCGTAACCACGCCATTCGTCACCGAGATCGTGGCGAGCGCTCCGGTCCCTGCGCCACCGGTGAGCGGCACCAGGTTATAGGTGCTCGATTGCCCGCTCGCGTAGCCTGCGCCCCCGATGAGCGCATTTAGCGCGAGGATGCCTCCAGGCAATCCAGGCGTTGAGAACGTCGCCTCCTTGGTGAGCTCCTGGAAGCCATAGCGCGCGGCGAGCTCCTGGCCCGCCTCGCTTGCGAAGGTGACGATCTGCAGGACGTTCGTATCGATCGATGTCGCCGCGGCCGCGGGTTTGCCCAGGCCGACTTTGCCCGCGACCGTTTGGACAACATCGAGCAGCGCCATGTCAGGCCGCGGCCTCCACGCCTTTGCGCTTGCCGCGCTTGCCGTCTTCCGCCTGCTCTTTCTCCTCGAGGCGTTGCTCGAGGCGCTGAAGTCTAGCTTGCTGCCGATCGACCGTCTGCTTCAAGGTCTCGATCTCGACATTGGCATCGGCGAGCGCCTTCGCATTCGCGCCCTTATCCTTCGCCTCCGTGATCCAGCTGCGCGCAAGATCGCGCAAGTAACGGCCATCCATGCCAATGACCGAAAGATTCGAATCAGGGAATGCACCGAGATCCTCCACCGTGGTCACGCCGCCGGCGATGAGGCGCCTGGCCTGATCGCGGGTGGTCATCTGCCAGGTTTTAATCGGCGTGCCTTCCCTCGGCAGCTCGTTCCCTTTCTGCCACTCCTCGAACTGCAGCTTGAAATGCTGGTACCACTCGGTGGGGTAATTGCCCTCGAGGGTCTGGCGCTTGATCTGATCGAGCCAGTCCTCGGCGATCTTTTCGAACACATCCTTCGAGCCGTGCGGCGTGATGCACGCCATGTTGACGACGCGCGGGACCGGCCGGCCTTCCTTTTCCGTGGCCTCGGCATTCAAGCCCATCTCTCGATCTTCAAACCGAACGAAGGGCGGACGCTTATCGAATACGCTGATCATGGGAGGTTGTCTCCTGATGTAACCGAAATAAAATGGGGCCGATGCCGGCCCCGAGGGTTGACTTAAGAGCTTTGAAGGGAATTTGGCAGCGCTTAAGCCGATTGCGAGGCGATGTAGGTCAGTGGATCGACGCAGTACCAATCGCAGTACGGGGTCGCCACGGCGATCGAGTAGCCCGCGTTCGTGCCAAGCCCGTTGATCTTCCCGCCGACCGGCGGATACACCAGCAGGGCATTCGCGCCGCCGTTGAACACCGTGCCGAAATCACCGCCATTGCAGGCGCCAATGATTGCACCGGTGCCACCGGCCACCGTGGTGAACTTGCAGGTGTCCGCGGGCAATGGCAGCGCATTGGCCTGGGTCGCGCCGGTCGCGACGAGACCGTTGGCGGATCTGCCTTGAATGGCGGCGCATTGAACGGCAGAAAGCCCCGCCGTCAGCATGTTGTTAGCCTGTGACATTAACCCTCCTCTTCTCGCTTGGCCGCTTCCTCGCGCCGCACCTCAGCGAGATCGCTCGGATCGACGAAAGCATTCACCACCGCGTCCGCATAGTCATCCGGATGGGAGTGGCCATTGGCGATGGCGATCGCCCGCGCAAGCGCGGAGACCAATTTGGTCTCCCGCTTCTCCAAAACCTTCACGTCCTTCTTGTCCATAAAAGCCCCTATTTGTGATTGTGATGGGACGGCCCCTCTGCTTTTCAGAGAGGCCGCCTTGCTTCAAGCGATCGAATGATCGAATCAAAAGATCAGGTGATGCGACCCTGGCAGAACGGACGATTGATCTGCACGACGTTGTAGAAGTTCGTGGCATCGTTGTAGGTGGCCGTGACCGCTACGCCGCCCGATGCGGTGGCATTGAGAGCCGCGCCCGCAACACCAGGGCCCGTCGACATGCCGATCCGTCGGCCATCAGGATCGATGGTCTGCACCACCGCATTTGCCGGAATGCCGACACCGGAGAGCGCGCAGCCGATGAACACACCATCGATGGTGTTGTTACCGGTGAACTGCACGATCGGAGAGCCCGAAAGTAGCAGCGCGTTCTTGACGACGGTGGTCATCGCCGGCAGCACGCCGACCAGATTCTCGATCTCCTTGCCCGCGGAGCTTGCGCCCAACTGGCCCGCGGCCGTGATGCCGAGCGCGGCATCCGCTGCGATCGATGCACCGCAGAGCACCGGCACCAATCCTGAGACCGCAACCCAGCCATATTGGCCGGCCGCCATCTGCTGAATCGCAATACCTAAGGGGCGAGCTTGGTTCGCGGTGTTGGCCACCGCCGAGGCGACAAAGCCGAAGCGGCCGTTCGCCAGCGCGGGCTTGATGGTGCACGGCGACCAGGCCGGGACCGTGGTGGAGAAGAGGCAGTACTGAAACTCGATGCCGCCCCAGTAATTATCATAGCCCGGCACAATGCAGCCATTGGGCATCGCTTGCGGCGCGCCGCCTGGGCCGTTGTAGCCGGCGCCGAAAGCGGGGCTCGCCGTGTCATTCGCACCTTGAAAATATTCCTGCAACGGGCGTGCGCCCGCATACGGAAACAGTGGACCGTAACGCATGTGAATTTCCTTTTGAGTGAAGGTCAGCCAAGAGGCCGGCAACATGCCGGCCGCCGGGGTAGACCGATTAAGACTTGAGAACGCCCTGCAGGAAGCGGTTCGAGCAAACGAGATTGCCCATCCACAGCACCGGGATCACGACGGCGTCCTGATTGACGCTCTTCAGCTCATCCATGATCGTCATGTCGGCATCGCGATGGACCACGAGCTCGAGGTAATCGGTGTTGGCAAAATAGCCGTGCACCGATGGGATGCCGCCCGATGAGTCGAAGAACACATCCGCGTTCTTGTACTTCAACGTGACGAAGCCCGCCGTCGCATCGTTCTCAGGATTGCCCTTCGAGTCATCCGTGTACCGCTTCAAGGAGGTTTGGCTCTGCTCGAAGAAGGTGTAGAGATCGTCCGAGAACACGATGATGTCCGGCTGATCCGTGCCGCGGGTGAGCTTGATGTACAGGGTCAGCATCAAGGACTCAATCGTGGAGGGCCCCAACGTCAGCGCAGATCCGCCCTGCAGGGGCGCTGCCGCCGACTGCACGAAGTTCTGCCAGAAGGGGAAGTTTGCGGAATTGATCTGCCCCACCGTGCCGGTGCCGGTGTCGGCGACGAGGGCCTGCAGGCCATTGATCTGATTCGCGGCCGTGCCGTCCGAATAGATGTCCCCTGCCATGCCGTTCTTGAACGAGTTCATCGCATTACGAACTTTGGACTTCGTAAAGTTGATGATGCGGCTCTCGCCCATGTTGGTGCGAAGCTCAAGGCCCGATGCCGCCACGTTCACCGCCACCTGGCGCCACGGATATTCCGCCGCGGTCAACACATCGACTGCGTTGATGTTCAGCGCGTCGTAGCCAGAATAGCGCTGATAGGTGGAGTTGTTCGCGTACTCCAAGGGCGTGACGATCGACAGACCGCCATCCTCGGTGCGCTTGCGCCCCTTCTTGTCAAGCCGGCGGAATAGCGCATTGTGCTTCGAAACGGCGTCGGCTACTTCCGTCTCATGCTTGCGGTAGGTCGTGGCGGCTAATTCCGTCCACGCCTGGAAAATACTGGTTATGCCTTGCGGCATGGGAGGCTCCTTGGGTGATTTAAGAGATCATTCCGAGTGCGCGTGCCGTCTCCGCAATGGTGTCTTCCATCTTCCCGGGCTTACCGGGAGCTGGAGTTGAACCACGCCTGGGGACATTCACGCTTCCCGCTCTCCTTGCATCACGCACACGAGCCTGGTTATCAGTCCGGCGCTGCGCATCGAGGTCGGCTTGCTGCTTCTGCGCGAGCAGCGTGCGAATTTCGGGGTGTGCCCAAATCGCGCGGTCATACGCAGCATCGAGTGCCTGCGCATGGGTCAAGGTCGGGTCGTGAGCTCGAATCTGCGGGACCAACGCCGACATCTCGTTGATCACATCGCCTAGGTACTGGCGCTTGGGGTTACCAGACGCATCGACTTCATTCATCCACCGGGTAACGGTGGACTCGGTCTGCTGCTGTTCGCGCTGGGCGCTTAAGCGACGTTCCTCATTCTGCTGCGCGAGGAGTTGATCCACGCGCGGATCGCGAAACTCGGTGGGCTGCTGCTGCGCGTTCGGTTGCGGCTGAGCGCCGGCGGCCGGCTGCGGGGCAAAGCGACGTAAGTCGATGCCGAACTGATTGGCGATCTGCGCGATCGCCTGATACTTCTGCGGCACTGTACCCGTGCGGAAAACCGCAGCGGTGCGCATCAGATCCGCGACCGCGCGCTCCGGCGTGCCGCCCTCCGCCTGGATCATCATCTCGTAGGGACGAATGACCTCGCGCATGTTCTTGCCGAGCGTCGCATCGGGGAGCAGCTGCGCCTGGCCGTTCTGAAAGTCAGCTTCCCGCCGATGAATCTCAGCGCGCAGCGCCGGATCCACTTTGTCCCACAATGCTCGTGCTGCCGGCTTCCAGGTCGAGGGGGCGCGATTGATATCGCGGCCTTGCGGCTGATCGCCTGTGGCTGCTGGCGCGCTCGCATCGATATCGGCCGCCGCCGGCGCGGCCTTGTCCTTCGCGGGCGCCGCAACCTTATCGGGCGTGCCCCTCGCGGCTTTGTCAACTTTGACGTTGCCTTTGTCAACTTGCGCATCTTCCTGCGCCTTGAACTTGCCATCGGGACGGCGTGAGACCGGGATGGTCTCAGGCTTCGGATCGATCTCCACGTCGCCGGTGGCCGCTGCGGGCGTATCGCGCTCCGGAGCATCATCCGGTTCGGGCGTATATTTTTCCTGAATCTTGGCCCAATCGGCGGCCATCGTTTCATCGACGTCTTTATCGCTCAATGCCATGGGGTTCTCCCTTGGGTTACGGGTCGTAGCCCTTTGCTTTACCTTCCAAAACTCGCTTCATCCGCGGCGGCAGCTGCGCCCAGGCGCGCTCGACGCGCTCATTCGCCATGCTGTTCAATCGCTCAGTCGCTTGAGCGCGCACCTTGTCGGCCTCGCGCTTCTCTTGGGCGAAACCCTCGTAGGGGCGGGAATTCGAGCGCTTCAAGTCATCGCGACGGGCGCGCCGTCCCTCGACCCATCGCCCATCGATGGGAGATTCGTAGCCCGGCAGATCGGGCTGAATGAAGTGCAGCGCGGCGGAGCGGCGCGCGCCGACCTCGACCATTTCCTTCGTGGTCGGATCGTAGACATATCGGCGGCGCATCAGGCTCTCTTCGGGTTGGCGGCTTCGAGAACGCGCAATTCGTTGGCGGCATCGGACACACCGCGCCAATCGCATTCCTGGACTTTGACTTTCAAGTACTCGATCAACTTGGCGCGCTTCTCATCGGCGCTGAAGGTGTCATCGTGAATTTCCAAGTTCATTGCATGCCTACTTCTGCCCCGGCCACAGTGCGATCGGCAACCGGCTGCACGACGGGATCCGGCTGCTTGGTCGCCGAGATGGTTGCGACAATGATCTTCACGAACGCATCCATCTTGGCCTGCATCGTGTCAAACGCTTCCTTGCGCTCGGTGCGCTGCGCCTCGAGTGCCTGCTCCTGCGCGTTCTGCTGGGCCTGGGCCTGCTGCTCAACTTGAGCGACGTGCGCATCCAATGCCGCCTTGACCTGCGCGACCTTGATATCTGCCTGCGCCTCGATGTTGGCCCGCTGCGTATCCGCTTGAGCCTTCGCGGCCTCTGGATCGGGTTTCGGCTTCGGCGCCTGCAGCTTATCGAACGCATCCTCGACCGCCATGCCCATCCGAGCGCGGCGAATCACCGTCATGATGATTTCCTTCGCCGCATCGACCGGGAGCACGCCCTCTTGCACCATCGGCGCGAGCTCCTGCATCGCCTGACTGATTGCAGTCAGCACCTGCGAGAGCCCTGCCATGTCGGAGGACAGCGTGCCGGCGATCGTGGAGTCGGTCTCGACATCGATCTTGAACTGCCGGCGCTTCTCCGAGCGCATCAATCCTAAAATGTCTTCCCAGGTCGGCACTTTCAGCAGCTCAGGATCGATCGGCGGTCCGGGCGGAGGTGGCGGAGCCGCGCCGACCGCAGGCGGAGCTCCGGGAGCACCAGCCGAAGCCTGCGCTGGTGGTTGACCCGGAGGCGCCTGCGGCGGCCCCGGAGGGCCTGGCTGCTGCGGTGGTGGTGTATGAAGTTGCGGCGAAGGCGCGCCCATCGGCGGCGGCTGCATCGCCTGCTGGCGCTGAAAGAGCGAGACCATCATCGCTTTCTGCTGCGCGGTCGGAAACTTAAGTTCGGTCATCTCCTCGAAGGTCTGCGGGCTGAACTTCTGCGCCATGGCGCCGGCGGCGAGGCGCATCAAGTCCTTGGCGTAGCGCTGCACTTCCTTTTGCATTTTCTGCAGCCGCACAGAGCCATAGGTGGACTTCAGCTCCTGTGCGCCCAAGGTTTCGTTAGGATCTGTCGCGCCGCGCATGATGTCGGCAATCCCGGTGAGCTCATCGATGATGGCTTTCTGCCGATCGCGCGCATCGTAGAGCGAGGTTAAGATCTCGGCGTTCTTCTCGACCGGCATCCAGGAGATGGCCTTATCGAGGCCGCCATCGGCCCACTGCTGAGCATTCTTGACCGGCACCATCTCATTGTCATCGCTCGAGAGGATGTCCGCGATCTCCTCGATGCGCGCATCGTAGACACCGCGCAGGCGCATGGTGTTGACGATCTTGTCGATGCGCCCGGAGATCTTATCGAGCTGGTTGGCCTGATCCTCGTAGAGGCGAAACGGCGGTATCGGCAACAGCGAGTCCGTGTTCTCGACCATCGAGAGCGGCCGCGGGCACGGGAAGAAGCCATCGAATTCTAAGGGAGGCTCACCGTCCGCATTGTCGACCGGGTAAAGCAGCACGTTCAGATCGTCCTGGAGGAAAAACACCTGACACCCAAGCTTGTCCCAAATCTCCCAGAATTCCGCAACCTTTTGCGTCTCGCCGACCTGCTCGCTCGCCTTTCGATCCTCATCGGCATCGGGCACCGTGAACTGCACCGTCTTGACCGCTTCCTCACCGAATTTCTCCTCGGCATCGGAGCGCGAGAGCTTGTGGCGAAACCCAACCCAGGGCACTTCCGGCCAGACTCGGCCGTAGCCGTGGCGAAAGTCCTTCCAGCTGCAGTGCTCGAGGCACACGGTCTCGGACTCGAGTTCCTCATCCGGCGGGCGCTCATCGGTGACCTCGGCCGCGGACTGATCGGCGCCTTTCGCCTGGCCGTCATTGGAGGCCTCGCCGCCGGCGTCGGGCGTGCGGCTCTCCTCAGGATCATCCTCATCCGCGGGTGCGGTGGAGATCTTCGGCACGTAACGGACTCGTGAGATCCCGCGCCCGCACAGGAGCGAATCGAGTACGTCGTTTTTGAGCGCATCGTCCGTCTCATCACCATCGACGAACACGGAAAGAGCGCGCTCCAGGACTTCCGAGACCGCTTTGCCGATGAGGTCGGAATCGCGGAAGCGCCGGCGTACATCAGGATTCGGCCGCGAATTGTAAATCGACGGCCGCAGGATTTCGGTGTTGGACCAAAGGACATTGAAGCGATTGCGCTTCTTCTCCTCGCCCCGGTAGCGCTTGACGATCTTATCGGCTTCGGAAAACCAGTCCTTCTCACGCTTCTTGGAGAGCTGCAGCTCGCGCTTCCAGCGCCGCGCGTCCTTCGTTTCAGCGGAAGTCGCGGCGGCGGCACCTTGAGCCATACTTAAGCGAGGCCGACTAGACCGGTTGCAGTGGTGGCGGCATTGACCAGGCCTTCATTGAGCTCAATGGGGAAGATGCCGGCAACAACTGCGATGACCGTCGGCCCGGTCGGCGCGCCAATCGGACCATTGGTAATGACGAGGTTGCCGGCGACGCCGACAACAATGGCGCGGCAATTCACCCGCGTGGTGTCGGAGGGCACAATGGGTTGCGCGCTCGAGTAGGTTCCGCCCATCCAATTTTGCATGATCTAACTCTCCGCCAGGCGTCGCTGCGTGGCTCGTTTC